AGACAGGAGGATCACATTGGTTAGTTGAGGAATTATATGTTGAATCGCCTAAAGTACATTCAGTTATGGGGTCACAGGTATGGCTTGAGGCACTGTAAAATTCTTGAGCAGTACAAACAGGTTCTACACATGCATTATTTAAAACAGTTTGATCACCAGAACAAACAACAGGATCTTCACAGGCAAAAGAAGTTTGATTCCAAACTTGGGGAGCGTCACAAGGTTGTAAGTTGCCCAAACAATTTACAGAAATACCGGAAGAATTATCACAACGCCAAGCACGACCAACAGGAACTTGAAGTTCACAACGCAATTGGGGTTGATTATATGTACCAGAAATGCCCGTTTTACAAACTTGCATATTTCCAGTTTGAGTGGCAACAGCTTGATAAGAGCGGTAATACTGCCAAGAAGCAGCAGCAAAAGAACTAGAAGAAAAAAAAACAATTAAAAATAAAAAAAGATAACGAGACACTTTCAAGGCATCCAGCAAAGTGCAACGACAAAACCTGCCATCGCCCCGATTAGAGCGATGACAGCGAGAATTGAAAGCGAAGCTAACAAGGCTATTAAGCCTTATTAACCGCACGTTTCGCAAGGGAGATGCCTTTAAAAGCAAGCGCGATGCCTACAATTAAAACACCCGCAGCACTTACGAAAGTTGCAACGCTAGACAAATCTACAGCGGCGAATATATCGGCCATTTTTGATTCTCCAAGTGTTAAAGTAAATTAAGCGTTTTCATTGCCCATTTGACTGCAAGAGCAATCGAAAAAGGCAATAACACCGCACCCATTCCCCACGTATAAACGTAAAGAATCTCTTCAGGTGTCACAAGAGCGCCACCAGTTACAGCCTGAAACTGTTCATATTCAGCAGGTTCAAGGCCGTAAAATTCGCACAACGTTAAATTGGCAGTTTCGATTTTCACTACGCCGTTGTTCGTTGTGATTAAACAGATAGACATTTTTAAACAGCAAGGCCGCAGATTGATAGAACCTGACGCTTAGCAGATGTAGACATTGCCAGTTCAAATTTCATTTTAATGGGGGTCTTAGGATTTAAAGCTTCAAAACGTTGTTTGATTTGTTGGGCAAGATGAATGCTTGGCTTAAGTGTCACAGGGTCAACAATGGAATAATGAATTTCATTAAAACCAGAAAACATATCCGATTTAGTGAAAGTAGCCTCAAGGCCGTAGACTTTAGCCCAGTCCGTTTTATTGTGGCTTGTTTCATCTTCAACAACACCACAGCCAATTTTTGTCACTAGAATTTCAGCTTGCATGATTATCACCTTTTAAGAATTTGATTTAGTTTGTAACACTTTTACGATGTTACAATGTTACATTAGCGCAAATTTTAAAAAGGTGCAAGAATATGGAAAAGACAGATATTCGGAAAAATAAAATGCCGATAATCAGGATTAGTGAAGAAAGCCTACAGTTACTCGAAAGAGAAGCAGTCAGGGAAACTACTAAACGGGAAAAAGTCGTTAAGAAAAGCGAGATATTAAACGAACTGATAAAAACTCATTTATCAGGGGGCAAAGATTCCACAAAATTGAAAACATAGGTAAAACCGTGTTTTTCTGTCATGTTCAAGATTGCACCGCGCAGATCATGTTTCAGAATCCTTTTCCATTGGTCAAAAGTCAGAGAGCCTAGATAGTCCGTTATTTCTAAACGCTCAGAAGCTATATCCTCATCACTCAAATCATTAGATATATCATACATAGCCAGAAGCTTGGGAAACCGTGAAAGGTATTGAAGGCCAAAAGTGGCTTGGGCATATTCACGGTATTTTAATTTTGCCCACAGTGCGCCAGTGTCCAGGTATTCATTAAGAAGGTCGAACGGAGCAAACCGCCCTTGTTTGGCTTTCTTGGTATGGCCTTTTGTGACTTCCTGCGAAATATCCCAACCCATTTTTGACACATATTCACCCGCAGACAAACCCGAGCGAACATCTAAACCCCTTTCAAAACTAGGCGCTTCAAGGCCTTTTTTTAAGCAGTATCTTTCCCAATGGGGGAAAAGTTGGGCTTTTAATTTGTCCGGATTTACTCCTGATCGAACAAACCATAATTGATGGCTGTGAGGATGCCAACCGTTTGCATGACCAAATGTTATTTCCAGACTTTTAATCGGTTCGATAAATCCGATCGCGTTTTTTATTTTCTGGATTGGCTGGGTTTTCTGGAAGCCTGTTTCGGCAGCTTTGAAACGGTTAAGCAGGCTTTGCAATTCGTCATTGTTGGAATGGGGAGCGGTAAACGTGACCAGAAGAACATCACCGCCTGATCGTTTGTGAGCTTCAATAACTGATTTGATAATTGCCCCGCGTCGCTCTGTGATCTTGGAGGCGCAAATAGGGCAAATCCAGACCGACCCGCAGACCCTCAGCCCGCCATAGTGACAGGTTTTGTGCTCTTTACTTTGATGGATTGAGACGGTTTTATCGGGTGACTGGATAGAGCGTAGGCAATGCTGAACCCGAAACGCTCGGTTATCCTTGTTTTTTATGTCGCCCAGAATTTCGCGGGAAGTGGCTTGTAAGGAGTATTTCAGGTTACGGAAGTCTTCAAAGTTAAACTTTTTATAAAGGCGTTTTTTCTCACAAGAAAAGGTCGAATATTCGCCCGTCTCGGGGTCAGTCAGGGAGAAATCATAGGGCTGCAAGTCAATAGATTCGGGGGGGGCGCTGAAATTGGTAGTATTACCAAGGCGCTTCGCGCTATGCGTTTTTTGATTCCCAATATTTTTAGGTTTATAATCCATTTATGACAGCTTAGAAAGTTAGGTTTTTAAGTTGTTGGCCTCCGACGGTTCTCTAGACCTTCGGGGGCTTTTTTTTGATTATATGTTAATCGTTACAAAGTTACAAAACAGAAGCTTCCTCGGCCCTAAAGGGCAGAGCTGCGGAGCTTCACAAGGGTGCATTGTTGCACCCTTACGACTTACCCACAAATTTTGTGGATAAGATCTATCCCTACCCACCGCGAAACCGCGCGGCTGCGGTCAAAAGTTAAAATGGTTAAATAATAAACATTATTCAAAATTGATAGCTTGCTGTTCCTCACCGAATAAACCCGCCCGACGTAATAAACATTCCATGGCAAGTAATGTTTGTTTAGTGGGTTCAACTGTTAAATTCTCTATTTTGCTAATCTGGCGAGATGTTATACCCAAGAGATCGGCAAATTGACCTTGTGTTAAACCTAACTTTTGACGAGTTGTAAAACAGATCGAAGGATAAGACATAATATAAAACACCTATTTTTTTAATCATTAAAGGAACTAAGTTCTAGTAGAGTATAGGAACAAAGTTCTAGAAATGAAAGAGAACAAAGTTCTAGTATTTAACTATTAAAAAGAAGAGTTTTAATAGTAAAAAGCTATTTTTCACAGAATCAATTTAAATTGAAAGTCCATACCAAAGTGAAGGGCAGAATAAAGTTCCTATAAACGCATTTAAAGCCGTTTAAAGGCCTATAATAACGTTTTTAGTATGTCAACTTATAACGGTTTTGATATATGGGGGGATTTTGCAGGAATTTAGGCACCTCCCCGCGTAGCGGGGGCCCCTCCTCAATTCCGTGCAAAATTGGTTTGAATATTTGTACCGATTCTGGGCGCGTCACAAATAACGAAAAAAGATTGATCGTTAAAAGTAAGTTCTGCAGAACATGATCCATTTGATTTTATTTTGTAGCCTGCAAAAACCAAATCATTATGAGACAAGTTAAAAACAGATTGACCATTTTGGGCGGCAGTAAATTGGTAGAGGGTTTTATCTTTACTCTGTATAAATCCAGATATGTGAAGGGTAACTTTACCAAAAGGAGTTTCGTTATCTTCAATTTTCTTTTCTGGTTTTATTTGTGGCTTGGGTAATTCTGGAACAGGTTTTACAGAATGTGGAAAAGTAATATTTTGTGTTTTGGTAATAAGGGGTTTTTGTGGTTCAGGGGCTTTCATTGGATTATTGAAAAAAACGGTATGAATAAAAAAGGGAATGCCAAAACCTAAAAAGACAAAAGCGCCATAAACAGACCAATGACGCCAGATCGGTTTTATATCACTGGCTGATCGTTCGATAACATCACCAGTCGATTGGGTGTGCGCCTTGTATAACGGAAATATAGCGGGGTCATATTTACGCTGTTCAGTATTCACAACAGCACCGCGCCAACCGTCTTGAACTTTTTTTGTGTAAGTGGATGAAGAACCGAGAGCAGTATTTTTAATAGTTCTGTATTGGAGTTCTATTAAATTGAGTATATCTGCATCTATCTGGCGGGGGTTTTGGGTAAGTAACAATATATCAACGCCATAATGACCATGCATGGTATAAAACTTTTTAACAGGTGCTAATGTTTGGCCTTTTGGAATGGAAAAATGAGCTTCATCGATAACAAATAAAGCGCCCTGGTTATTTTTTCCGCGCCAATCATCTATGTAATCTTCAGGTTTTGAAAAAGGAAATATGGAGGCGTTAGCTTGAAAATTTGAATAATCAAAAGAAACTATCTGTATTAGTCGCCTGACTGATTCACCCAATAAAGCTACTAAATTTTCAATATCCAATGGGAGATTGGTTATCACTTTACGTCCAGACTGAAGAGCGGGTAGGATGTGATATTTTACCGCCTCATAAGATTTACCGCTTTTGGGGCGTCCTGCAATCAGGTTAATCATGATCCAAACCTGACAAAAGGTATCAACTGTAAACCAAGCCTAATAACAATAGCAGCAGTAATAATCGAAACACATTCACCCAAACCAATTAGGCCTAACATGTTGGTGATTTCTTGAGGCATTGCATTGATGTATTGAGCAGGATTCCAATTCAAGGGAATGGAAACAGCAGATAATAGACCAGTGGCAAGGCCTAACACCTGATCCAATAACCACAAAAAAACATCTTTCAGAAGATCAAAAATTGTTAAAGCCAGACTTTCCAACTTCTGGAGAACTTCAACAAATGCAGAATAAAGCCAGTTTTTAAATTGTTGAAACAGAGACATATTAACCCCCGAAAACGAGACGCCTTGCGAGTAGCAGAGCTGAGAAAATCATAATCAATCGAATGATTGGAAAGATATAGCAATAATCATTGGTGTTAATCGAAGCAGATCCAAAGTTCATACCCTGACCAAGATTAAAATTAAAATTGAATTGTGGACATGAACCGCCAGAGGCAACAGACCAAGAGTTAAGCCAACTCACCATGGGGGAGTTATCAATAGCGGTTGAGTGAGAATCCCATACTCCATTAATGCCGTCAGGGTAACCAGATTCCCAAAAAGAAGCCGCACCCGCATTTTCAAAACCTGCACCAGTAAGGGCAGCTTCTTCCCCTTCTTCTGTGGTGGTGGTGGTGGTTGATCCGTCAGGATTGGTGGTTGTTGTAGTTGTAACAGTGTTATTGGTGGTTGTAGTTGTGCCACCGCCACCAGAGCCGCCACCCGAAGAAGTGGAAGTGTTATTAGATGTTGTACTGGTTGAACCGTCCGCGCTTGTTGTCGTTGAAGTTGTTGAAGTTGTTTCTGTTGGTGGTGGAGGGGTCGGTTCTGTGTACGATCCGACAGGGTAACAACCCGATTGGCCACCATAGGAAGCGTAAATTTGCCCCTCTGGGCAAGTCATGTTTGTATCGGGGTCAATATTAGAACCTTCTGGGGGTTCTGAGTATGGGGGGTTATCAACATTAGGATCACAGAAAGAGGCTGTATTTATAATAGAACCAAAACTTTGACCGCCTTCCATATCAATGTGAGATCCGACGGTAACAGAACAATTGCCAAAACAGACAGGAGGCGAACCAGTAGCCCAAGCTAGTTGACGAGTTTCACCCGCTACACAATTAGAACATTGATTAGTATAGGGGTTTATATGCAATGGGGCTGTACAACCATCAATACAAGTTTGTGAAGGGAAGTCTAGAGTTAATGGGGGTTCACAGACAGGAGGATCACATTGGTTAGTTGAGGAATTATATGTTGAATCGCCTAAAGTACATTCAGTTATGGGGTCACAGGTATGGCTTGAGGCACTGTAAAATTCTTGAGCAGTACAAACAGG